CAATGGTGATGCGTGCGAATAAAATGGTCATTGGTCGTGCTGCGTTCACTAAACTCGCAATGCACCCCAAAGTTGTAAAGGCTTTTTTTGGTAATGCAGGCGATTCGGGGATTGCTACACGTGAGTTTCTTGCCCGATTGTTTGAGCTTGATGAAGTGATTGTCGGTGAGTCGTTTGTGAATACCACCAAAAAAGGACAAACACCTGCCCTAGCAAGAGCTTGGGGAAAGCATATCGCTTTATTAAATATTGATAATTTAGCGGATGTTTCCAGCGGTTCAACCTTTGCATTAACAGCTCAATTTGGTTCACGCATAGCCGGATCATTGCCAGACGAAGATATTGGCTTACGGGGTGGTCAGAAATTACGCGTGGGTGAGTCTGTCAAAGAACTCATTACGGCTCCAGATTTGGGTTATTTCATTCAAAACGCGGTGGTTTAAGATGGCAGTAGCAAAAACAAAAAAGTATATTGTGCAATGGCTTTTATCGTATGACGACAAAGAGTATCAAGAACACGATATTATCGAATTATCTGATAATGCAGCGCAGGCTTTGCTTGATGTTGGCGTGATTAAATTACAAGAGGACAAATAAGATGTGCATTAGAAATTACAGCGCAGGGGCAGCCATTGCAAAATTCCGTATTGTTAAATTTAGTGCTGATGGCACGGTGGTACAAGGTGCAGCGGCAACCGATTCATTAATCGGTGTGGTTGATATTCCCAATGCGGCTATTTTGAATGATCGCGTTGATGTGGTGCGAGATGACATAACCCAAATTGAACTGGGTGGAACGGTTGTTGGGGGTGATTTATTAACCTCAGATGCACAGGGACGCGCGATCAAATCGACGCCAGCGGCAGGTGTTAATCATCGCATTGTTGGCATAGCAGAAGCATCGGGTGTGGTGGGTGACATTATTTATATGCTGGTTGCACCTATTTCATTGCAAGGCTAGGTAAATGGCATACTGCACCAAGCAAGATATGATTGATCGGTTTAGTGAGCAGGAGTTGATCCAACTCACGGATCGCGGCAATGTTGGCGTGATTAATGACACGGTGTTAAATCAGGCAATCAATGATGCCAGTGCAGAAATTGAGGGGTATTTGAATAATTATTCATTACCTCTCAGTGCTATTCCAGCGGTATTGGTGCGTTTTTCATGTGATATTGCCCGTTATTATTTATATGACGATGCAATGATAGACCAAGTTGAGAAGCGATATCTTGCTGCCACAAAATACCTCACTCAAGTGGGAACGGGAAAAATAAGCTTAGGCGTTAGTGTTAACGGTGAGACTGCACAGTCAAGTAATAACAGTAGTTTAATGCAGTCGGACGGTCGGGTGTTTGGTCGGAGCGGTGTATGGCAACCTTAAGGCAATTAATTGAGACACGGATAGCAAATGCTAATCTTGGTTTTAAAGAAGTCGCCGGTGCGGCTGATATGAGCGCGGCAATCAGTAGCCGATTATCCGTTCCATGCTGTTATGTGTTCAGGTCCAATAATTCGCCAAAATCCGCACACGGTGACAGCGTTATCATTCAAGAGCGTGAAGAGTCGATTGCCTGCCTTGTTATTACTCGAAACGTGCGAGATGCACGCGGCTCAGATAGTAGTGACGAGAATGAGGCGCTTTGTAAAAAAGTGCAAGATGTTTTATTGGGTTGGCAGCCAGATCAGTTGTATTTGCCTATGGAGCAATCGGGTGGTCGGTTAGTTAATTTCAAGGATGGTTTTTTCGTCTGGTTAGACACATACAAAACAACATCACAAATCAGGAGTATATAAATGGCTGAGAAAAGCGGCAGTTATGAAGTAAAAAACGGGCAAACGGTGTTAGTTCATCGAACAGTTGAGCAAGGCGAAAGTGTATCAATTGAAACACCAAAGAAAACACCGACACCAACAAAACCAGACCCAATCCAATCAAAACAAGACAAAAAAGGCGATAAATAATGGCAGGTTTAAAGTTTAAGAAAAAGCTTTTATTGCTCAAAATAGAAGCAACAGAAGGCACAGACGCAGTCCCCACTGGCACAGCTAACGCAATGCTTACGACTAACCTCGATATTAGCCCGTTAGAAGGTACGGTCGTTAATCGAAACCTCGACCGCGCCGCATTGGGTAATGATTTATCTATCCATGTAGGCTCTCATGTAAAATGTACGTTTGAGGTCGAGTTTGCAGGTTCAGGCGCGGCAGGTACAGCACCTGCTTATGGTGCGGCGTTAAGAGCGTGCGGCATGAATGAGACTGTCACCGCGACAACAAGCACAGCTTATAAACCTGTTTCTATTGGCTCGGACAGTGTGACTATTTACGTTCATTTAGACGGTCAATTACATAAAATAGTCGGGTCTAAAGGCACGTTTAGTTTAGTGTTATCACCGCTCGGTATTCCTTACTATAAATTTGATTTTACGGGTTTATGGGTTGACCCAGCGAGTGTTGTAGACCCAACTGTTGACGTGACAGCATTCCAGCAACCTATCGCAATCACAAACGCAAATACACCGACTCTATTAGTGCATGGTGCATCGTATAACGTCAGTGATTTATCGTTCGATATGGCGAATGATGTTAAGTATCGAAATATAGTTGGACAAGAAGCCATTATCATTGCAGACCGCGCACCAAAAGGAGCAATCACGATTGATGCCCCTGCTCTTTCTGTAAAAAACTGGTTCACGACGGCAAAAGCAAATACCACAGGCGCATTTAAGTTAATCCACGGCACGACCGCAGGTAATATCATTCAGATTGATATGCCTAAAATTCAACTATTGTCACCTAAGTATTGAGACAAAGACGGCACGCGCTCAAGCAGCATGGATATGAATGTTATCCCTGTTACTGGTGATGATGAAATTGTGATTACTGTCAAATAAAGGAAAATACATGTTTAAAATTGATTTATCTAAAACTTACACCTATCCCGTCACTATCGAGATTAAAACAGAGGACGGCAAAACCAAGAAGCAAAGTTTTAAGGCAAAATTCAACCGTTATTCACAGACTGAGTTAGATGAAATCATTAAAGACTCGCAGGATAATGAAATTAACGATCAACAACTTGCTGAAAAGGTATTAGTAGGCTGGGAAGGCATTCAAGATGCGGATGGCAATGATTTAGAGTTTAACGATGAAAACCGCGATGTTGTGCTTGACGCTTTCCCTGTACGACCTTCAGTAATTGAAGCATGGTTTGAGTCACTGCAAGGCGCGAAAAGAAAAAACTCATAGAAGCCGCTGAAATTTGGGCGGGTGGTGGGTTGGATGATGACACGGAAGTTATCGAAGACTTAAGATTTTTAGGAATTGACGCTAAACTGCCCGAAACAGAGAGCGAGTTTTTAGTATTTGAGGAAAACTGGCAATGTGTCATGATTTTTTGCCAGTTAGCGACTCAATGGAATGTCGTAGCAATGGGCGGTTATAGTGGTTTAAATTATCAATCGGTTGATATGCTGCTAAACATAACGCCAAACATCAAAGATAAATACGCATTATTTAAAGATATTCAAACGATGGAAAGAGCCGCCTTGGTGGTTTTTAACAAACAGCAGGAAAAACAAGCATGAGCGACGTTGTTTTAGGCATTAGAATTGCGGTAAATAATAACGGCGTGGCTCGCGTGCTTGGTCAGACGCGTGATAACTTTAACCGCGTAGGTACGTCAGCAAATACAGCAAGTGTTTCTATAAACAGATTCAACCAATCTGCAATGGCTTTAGTTAATATTATAAAGCCATTTGCCATTGCATTTTTTGGAGTCCGCGCATTATCTTCTATAGTAAGCGCGGCGGACAATATGACGCTGCTAAACGCACGTATCAAAATAGCGTCGGTATCAATCGAAGATTTCAAGAAATCAAGTAAAGACTTGATCGCGGTATCATTAGAAACACATTCTAGCCTTGCGGCTAACATCTCGTTATTCAGTCGATTAAATAAAAGCTTAATCAGCGTCACAGGCTCACAAAGCGGAAC